TCTCGTCCTGCAGCGAGATCAGCATACGGATCATGCCGTATCGGCCGTTCTCGCGGTTGATGTAGGCCGACTGCATGAGTAGGCCGCAGGCACTGCGTCCGCGCCGGTCCTTCATCTTGCTCTTCTGCGGTACGGCCAGCATGCCGTGCTTGGTGTACGTCGCCTGATACCAGACGCCACGCTCCTGCCAATGGCATTGAACAAGGCGCACACGGCGGCGGTTGTTGTCGGTCCAGAACGCGGTCTCCGGCCGGTCGTTGTAGTGGAAATCGACGGTGCTGAAGCTGTCCTCGATGACCTCCTCGGCGTCGGGATACATCTCCTCCAGTTGATCACGATCGACCCAGATCACGATCCCCTTGTATCTGGCATCGGAGAAGTCGAACGACCGGCTGTGCGGGTCATACCAGACACGATCCCACGGAACGTGCGTGATGGTGACGTTGGCGCCACCGTTGCCGTCGTCCTCCAGTCCGATCTCAGCCGCGCCGGCTCCCTCCACAAGCATGTTCTCGTAGACCTGGCTGCGGATCATGCTGAAGTTGTTGTCGTCGGCGATGAACCGCAGCGCCTGCGTGGCGGCGTCGGCGAGGTCTTCCTCTTGTGGCGTTCTCGCATACGCCTTGGGATCGGTGCGCGCCTTGCGCTCGATGCCGCACAGTAGCTGGATTTTCTCGATGCATTTGTTGATGACGATCGCCGGCTGGCCGCGCTTCTTCAGTTCGGCCAGTTCCTCCTTGGTCCACTGGGCGCCGTCCACATAGTCACGATCGCGCTGCGCCAGGGTGATCTCGTCCTGCCGCGCCATCTCCGACTCTTCGAACCACCTGACCAGTTCGTCATGCAGTTCATCGAGGTCGCGCGGATAGTCCGACGCGGCAGATGCACCGACGACGGCTGGTTCGTTCTGCGGATCGAGGGGTGGGATGATGGCGAGTGCGTCACTCATGGCTGCGGCATCATCAGTTGGTTCTGTTGCATGAAATGCTTCGCCAGATCAGGCCGCTGCCGGAGCAGTTCGAGCAGCAACGGATGCGTCAGCGCGTTCGCTGACAGCGATCCGGTGACTTCCTGCCCCGGCATTTGAGGCAGGTTTTCCTCACCGACCCGACGCATCGAGTAGCTGCCATCTGGCGGCCTGATCTGCATACCTGGATCGGCCTCCACGCCTGCTCGATTAGGCGGGAGACGCCATGTCCAGTCACGGGCCGGCTCTGGCGCGCGATAGAATGGGCTGCTGATTGCCATGGCTGTTCCGGGTTAAGTGCCACCGATCCGAACCGACGTGCTCGGGAGCCACACACGGGTTACACGTCGGGAGGAAACCGACGCCGGCTCGGGATGGAGGATGCGATGGAACTGAACGAGGCGCTGAAGTGGCTGTTCTCGGCGCTGTGCCTGGCTAACGCGGCGGTGCTTTTCTACACGTCGAGACTGGCGCTGCAGACGATCCGCATACGCCGCCTGCAACTGGAGATCGCTGTAATCGCCTGGAACGCCCGATCGTGGCCGGTGCGGGTAATGGTCGCGCTTGATGAGATGGAGCGGCGATAGGCAGTCCGCTCCGCAGGCCGTTCGCCGGTAGCATGGCACCTGCGGAGTGGCCGCCGTCTGGCCTCACCCTCGCGGGATCTCAGCCGTCAGTGCTAGAACGGTGCCATGAGCGACATGCCCACATTCGCCGAGGCGCTGCCTGGCCTGATCTCGTTCGTCGTTGGCGTCGTGTTGTTTGCCGGGGCGGCAGTGGCCCTGCTGGGGATCGGGGCGATACTCACTGAGATATACCGATACGTCCGCACGCACCCCGTCAGGTGATCAGCGGTTGCGGCTGATAAGATCGCTCAAAACCGCTGCGACTTCGTTTGCGTCGAACCAACCGCCTTCGCCGCTCGTGTAGAACATGGCGATCCGTCCGTCGCCAGAGTGCGACATCAGAACGCGGAACGGCCCGTGGCCAATTATCATCTTGTCGTCAGGCTTGCCGCTATCTGGATCGATCATGTGATCAGCCAGCCCCACGCCGGGTGCCAGCTACTGCGGTTGTGCTGGCGGAACTGGTCATCGATCCAGTCAAACGCATCGATCGCCTCGGTCACGCCGTTGCGCACCGCGACAGCCAATGCCGCGCGGGCATACTGTGCATACCCGACGCTGCCGGTGCTGCTGTTGTAAAGCTCGTTCATGCCCGTGGGGTCGTCGGCCTCGAACGGTATCTCATCCGCATGCATCGCGGTCATCCGCATGGCGCACTCGGTCCACGACAAATACGTCGGCCCGGTCAGCACGCGCCCGACAGGATGCGCCACAGGGGCGGTGCGCTCGACCTGCCACGCCTCTGCGTCGGAATTGTCCACCACCGTAAACGTCTCATTGTCGATGCGGGCACTGAACGGAGCCACTGGCCACGGCCCGCCGCCGTAGCTATCCACCAGGATCGTGGTGTCTGTCACAGACATCGGCGCTATCAGCGAGCACGTATAGACGAGGCCGCATTGATAGGGCACCGGAGTGGCACGTGGCCATTCCACGCCCTCGATGCGCTTGACCTCAGAATGCACACTCCACCGCGCCGGCTCTGTCCACTCGTCGAACCCGAGTTGCACACATAGGCCGTAGACGAGGCTCTCCATGGCGTCCTGCCACAGCGAGGCATACGTGCCGGCGGGGTGCGTGGCGTTGCCCTGTGATCCGCCGAACGATCTGCAGCGAAACACCGCCAGGATCGGGTCGTCCTCGTTGGCCATGTCCTCCAGCATGGACTGGCGCACGAACTCCATGTGCTGGTGGAAGTTGCTCTTGGGCAAGAGCCATTGCGGCGCATCGACCGGCGATGCAGACGCGGCATAGAGCTTGTTGCGCAACGCCCAGGCGCCATACCTGCCGGCCTTGGTGTAGCGGTAGGCAGACGGCTCACCCATGATTTCGAGATTAGCCTGGAACTGCAGCGCCTCCAGGTAATACGGGTCGCCGGTCATCAGCCACGGCAGGTATGAGAGTGACGGCGAGTGGCCGCTGTCATACGAGACAATGCCGGGAACCAGCGGCACGATGGGATCGCCGCCGCCTGGATAATTGCTCAGCTTGTTGTATGCGATCAGATCGAGCGGCGAGCCGGTAACGGGATCGCGGAGATGCATCGAGATGGTGCCCGACGCCTCGCCCTGCGCGATGACGGTGCTGGCGTTGTTGCCCTTGATCAGCCATTGCGCCTGCCAGCCGGTCATGGGGCCAATGTCGGGCCTGTCGCCGGTCCAGCCCATCTGATCGACTAGGCCCGCGAAGCCCATGATGGCGTATTCCTGCGGCGCCAGGTCGGTGAGGTAAGTGGCCAGAGGGTCGCCGTCGTAGTGCGGCACCAGGCCCGACGCGATCAGTTCCGCTGGCGTTGTGCGCACCGGACGCGGCGCAGACTGCCAGCGCCATCGCGCATACCACGGGTGAGACGGGACCGAGACCGTGGCCACCAGTTCGTCGCCGTCCCATATCTCCGCTTCGTATTCGCCCAGGTTGGCTGGCACCAGCGTGTCGACCAATGGCACGCCAAGCTCGACGACGACTTCCTGACGTGAGCCATCAACGTCAGGCCGGAACCATACCGTGAGACCGGGCAGCACGTCGTCCTGTCGCGGGGCACGCCAGCAGCACTGCACGAACGCACCGGCTGGATCAACATAGTCGCCCATGTCCTCGGCCTCGGTCAGCACGTAGGCTGTCTCGCCGAGGCTGGTGATGATGACGACGGCCAGCCCATCGGTTGGGGCCGGCTTGGGCGGCTCGGGTGTTGGCAGGATATTATCGATGACCGGTGGCGCCACGCCGCCCCAGGTGCCGTCAGGCGGCTCTGGCGGCTCTGGCGTGGGAATGGTGGCCGCGTCTTCCAGTGCCGTCACACGGGCGTCCAGCACGCTTATGGCGTCTTCGTGGGCATCGGTGTGGTTCTCCAGTGCCGTGACGCGGGCGTGCAGTTCGCTGATAGCCTGCTCGTGCTCAAGCAGCATCGCATCCGTCTGATTGGCGCGCTGCTCAAGATCCTCGACCCGCTGTTCGAGCTGCGGATCGGATGGCGGCGGTTTGGCCCGGTCGCTCACTGCGTGCGGCGGCGTACGGCGGCGAGGCCGAGCAGGCCCAGGCCGAGGATGCCGAGTGCCGCAGGCTCTGGCACGGCGGCAGCGATCACGTCGCTGCTGCTGGTGTAGTTGAGCAATGCGCCGTTGCTGAGCGTCAGGGTGATCAGCTCGGTCAGGCTGTATGGCCCGGTCAGCGTCGCGACCGGCGTTGTGGTGGTGTTGCTGCCGGCCCCCGGCAGAGTGATGGCGGCATTGATGGCTGGCGTCGTGTAGTCGCCTGGGCAGACGTTCTGGCCGTTGCCCTGGTCAATACAGGCGATCGAGGTCAGCGCATTCGCGGCTCCGCCAACGATCACGGTCCCGGCCACGTTGTTCAGCAGTGTTGCTGTTGGTGGTGCGGTCGGGTTGGCAAAATCGGTATCGCCAATAGAGAGGATCAGGGATTGCGTCGCGCCGCTGTTGTTCTGGAGGCGCAGCGTCGCGCTGAACAGGTTCGCCGATGTCGTGGTGCCAGGGCTGTTGCTGGTGGCGCCGAACGCGAGAAAATCCAGCCCGTTAGACGAGGTGAACGTCGAACTGCACGAGCCGCCCGACACATCGGAGCAGATCGGCGTGAACGTCGCACCGCCGTCCGTCGAATACTGCGCCAGCAGTCCGGCGTGAGCGACGACGGGCAGCACGACGAGCGCGGAGGCGAGCAACAATGCGCGCATGGGAGGCTCCTGATGGTGATGACGTTGAAAGAGGCGATGAAGGCCGTGCTGTTCCGCTGTGAGCAGCGGCTAGGGCATCTGGGCGATGTGCGGGTGGAGCCGTTCGACCACGACTGGTTCATCGGCGTGATGCTGGCGCTGCATGATCGAGATGGTGTGTGGCGTCACGCCGTCAGAGGCGAGAGCAACGACGCGATCGAGGACCCGGTGGTATTCGCAGACGTGGCATCAGACAGGCTGTTGGAATGGCACGCGCGGCGGGACTAGTGTTGGGACGGCCAGGAGACTGTCATGAACCCGTTCGTAAACCCGTATTCGTATGTGCTGGACGAGAACGGCGAACCGAAGCACGAGCCGGACATGCATGAGTGGGGCCGGTGGCTGGTGGAGCGGGAGGCAGACCGGCGCATTGCGCACACCATGGTCGGCGATGTCCGTATCAGCACCGTGTTCCTCGGCCTCGACCACAGCTTCGGCCAGTGCAAGCTGTCAGTGCTATGGGAGACGATGGTCTTCGGCGGTCCGCACGACAAGTATTGCGATCGCTACACCAGCCGGGCGGATGCTGATGATGGGCACAAGCTGGCGTTGCGCATGGTGCAGGACAGCGCGCAATAAGGCACGACCAGATCAGGCGTGGTAAACAGATCGGTCGGGCCGGATCTGACCACAACGGGCCGGATTACCCGCTGAGTGCGTGATATCTTCGGGCATTTACGCATCGGCCACCTTATCAAACGAACGTTTGCAGACACCCTGTTGGATTGTAAATCACCCTCCCATCAGCCGCCGCACCCAGGCGCCCACGCGCAGCCACCAGGGCGGCCGTGGCGGCTTCGGCGCTGGCGGTGCTCGTGGTGGTGGCACGTCCAGCGGCGGCTCATGGTTCAGCGGTGCCCGCATCCCTGTCCCGCCGCGCCGCCAGCGCGACCCACGCCGCCTCGGCCTTGCCGGCAGCCTCCTGCATGGCATCCCTGAACCAACCCGCCACGAACGCCTGGCGATCGGCGTCGGTACGGACAGCATCGGCCTGCGCGTAGGCGGCCAGGAACTGCTCGGCCCAGCGCTCCGGGTCGACGCCGACGTGGCGGCGAAACTGCGCGCCGCTCATGGGCTGGTCCTCGGTCATTCTACGCGACCCTCCACGATTCTGCGGCGTCCGAGCGCTCCGAGCGCTGCCAGGCGCGGGTCCATGTGTCCACGGGCGGTGCCGGCGGCTTGGCCGGCTGCATCTCGCGCCAGGCCAGCGACAGATACCGCCACGCGTCACTGCTGTGGCTCGACCAATCGTGCCGCGGCTTGTCGTTGAACACCTTGCGCCGCTCGTCGTAGTCGGTGCGGTAGGCCCGCAGCGCCTCCAGCCCGTGGTGGCATTTGTCCGCATCGAACCATGCGCTGGCGAGTGTGATGCGCGCGGCATTGATGCTGTCCATGACGTTCTGCGCTGCCAGCACGCGCGGGATACGTCCGGTCAGGCTGTTGAGCGTCTCCCAGATCGAGCGTCCGGTGCCAAGTTGCCGCGCCTCTGCGTCGTGCGGCAGGTAGTCGGTGCCATACCTGTAGGGCTTGGCGGCGAGGACAGCGGCGTAGTGCGGCAGACCGTGGCCTGATGCCTCGTAGTGGTCGATCACCCGCATTTCGGACAGCGATACCTGGAAGAACCAGATGGCGGTCGAGTCCCCTATCCCGAGATCCCACGCAGTATGCACTGGCAGGGCTGGATCGTATGGCACCTGACCGATGCGCCCGGTACGCTCGGCCTCCTCGATCTCCTTGGCGAAGTAAGCACCAAGAATGGCGGCGTCAAAGCTGCACTCAAACTCTTGGGCGTAGGCTTCGGGCGTCATGTCGCGGCGAGCTGTCTCAAGCTCCTCCTCCGCGATCAGGCCGGTCTGAGATGCACGCAATGCGAGCGTGAACCATGCAGGATCGTCGCAAGCGTTGCTGTAGATATCCCAGAACCCGTTGCGGCCTTTCGGTGTGCCGATGAACGTTGCCCAACCCTGCCGATCGGTGAGCGCTGGACGCACGACATGCGACCACACACCTGGCGCCATGTCGGCAAACTCATCCATCACCACGCCGTCAAAGTAGATACCGCGCAGCCGGTCCTGATTGTCGCTGCCATAGAGCCTGACGCGTGCGCCGGTTGGGAATATCACGGACAGATCAGACTCGCGCAGTTCAGCGCCGGGTATTTCGTGTGTGAACTCCTTCAGGTACGACCAGACCACGTCCTTCGCCTGCGTGTAGGTCGGCGCGATATAACCGAAGCGTGCATTTGGTTTCTTGCAGCGCAGTGCTGCGTCGATGAGGTCCATCACGCATGCCACGCTTTTGCCGGCGCGACGATGAGCGACGATGCATGCCCAGCGCTGCTTGCGTTTATGATATGGCACGAACTGATCGCGCGGCGTGTATCTGATAACGACAGGCCGCTTTGCCATCAGTCGTCATCCTGTCGCGGCACACCTGTCACCACCTCGATGCGCACTGGCCCGCCTTCGCCACCAGTGACCTGCATGGGCAGGACTTTGCCAATGAGGGTGAGGAACGCGCCGGGATTTTCGTCAGCCTGGCGTTGCAGATAGGCTTCGCCACCGGCACCAGCCAGGGCACCGAGGATCATGTGCTTGAGGTCGCCGCTGACTTTGTTGGTCGAGCCGGGCTGTCGGCCACCTGTTTTGCGTCCTAGTGCCATCTCACTCTGTCTATTTTAGACGACAATCCCACACACTGAGACACATCATGGCTTCTGCCGATCGATGAGGCAGGATTCGATGATGCGGGTGAGCATAACGTTACGCTGATCGGCGTTTTGCTGGACGACGTGCAGGATCGCGTACAAGAAACCTGCGTTTAAAACCAACAAAACCAGAAAGGCTGGCGGCAGGACGCTGACGAGTCGTTCGCCTAATGCAGCGAGGCTCACGGTTCACAGTCGCTCCATGGGCAGCATGCGGCCTGGGCGGTATCCTGGGGCGTCATCGCTGGCGGTCCGCTCCAATAAGCCGGGCTATCTCGCCTTTAGCAGATTCGATGTTGGACGGTGGCTCACGATACCACCAATAGAGCAACAAACCCTGAAGCTGGCTCTCCGTAAACATAACGATTCGATCTGGTGTTTTAGACTCCACCACAGCGGCCTGTTCGGCCTCTGGCATGGTCATATCCACCCCTCCTGACGCAGGCGCGGACTCGCTCACAAGCGCCCCATGAGCACAAGCACCACCAGAATCACCAGGATCACGCCGACGATGCCGATGCCGCCGCTGTAGTATCCGCCGTATGGGTGTCCGCCCCAGCCACCGCGATAGCCGGCGACACCGCCGAACAGCACCAGCACGAGCAGCACGACGATGATGACCCAGAGCAGGTTCATGGCGTGGTCCTAGGCGGCGGGTCGTGTGAGTGCATCGAGGCGGACGGTGACTCGGCGGAGACCCCCGAGGAGGATGAGCGCCACGACGGCGTGTGTGGGTGTGGCGGTGAGCACGACGCCCTGGTGCCCCGCCAATGCCCCCGTGCGGAGGCTCACAGCCTCGCCAGCGGCGTAGAGCGTGCCGGGCGGCACGATGGAGCGGCGGGAAGCCTCACCTGCCTGGAGAACGCTCAGGACGCCCGCATCGACGTGTCCGGGTTTTCCGTCGCTCATGAGCAGGCATCGGACGCCCTGGGTGTATCGGATCGGGGTCCAGGGCGAGCCGTTGTCCATCTCGGCGAACAGGTAGCCCACAAACAGCGGCACCTCGACGGTGCGGGTCATGGAGCGGGTGACGGGATCGCGTCGTGTGACGGCGTGGAGCGGGAGGTAGACGGGGTATCCGGCGCGGAGGAGGTTGGCTGCGGCCCAGCGCTCTGCGCCTGGGTGGGATTGGACGACGACCCAAATGCGTCCGCGCGGCAGAGGAGCCAAACGAGCGGCGCCG